GGTCCATGGCAATTCCAAGAAACCTATGCCGGAATGGTATGTTCCCTTTTTGATGAAGAACTGCAATACTGAAGATCTATTCAAATTGTACCAAGAAAGTTCGATGAAAATTAGGACTGATTTTTTTTTGCCGTGTTTCCAGACTGCAAACGTTCTCAATCCGATGATGATGATCAACGACCAAGAGAAGGAGAAGTTGGCTTCAATCCGTTCGGGTTCATAGGTGGGCTAATGAGCCACTTTGGGATGACATACAACCAGATTTTGTACGAAGTCCCATACCAGAACTTGATAATGTTGTACGCAAGCGTTCCGAAGTTTGAAAGATCTACCGATAAGGACAAGAAAAAGAAGGGCCCAAACAATTTGTTCGATATGTTAAACGAAAGAATTCAATAATGGAAAGAGCACTTGAAGTAATGATAGCCAGATTGTTCCAATTAGCTGACCAGAATGAGATTTGTGAAAAGGGTTGGGTCCATTTAAGGGTTCTTCAGGAAAGGTTCCTTAACGGTGAACCAACGGCCTACAATGACATATTCGAGTTCCTAAGAGAAAATGTTGCATGGGTATTCGGCAAAAGACAGATAACCTTCAAGGATCTGAGATCTTGGTTTACCGATGAAGAACTTGCAAATCAGAAGATATATTGCAACATGGAAGACATCAAGGGCAACAACGACTTCGCGATATTGTTCAACTCTTCTGGATATTTTACTGGACATTCAAGGGTGTACTGTTTTGGGGAATCTTCGATAAGGGCCTTTGATCAATGTTTCGTCACCTCTTATGACCATTCGATAGTTGCAGCAAAGGACTGTATGGTTTTTGGTTTCAACAATTCCACGATCACGATGAACGGGTATGGTAAGGTAGAGGCTTGGGATCAATGCAATGTTTCTGGAACTGGATATTCCTATTTGATCATCAGTGATGATGTTTTTCAGGTCCACACGGAAGGGGTCGTTGTACGTCAAAGGTGACGTATTGACCAACATCATATTTGTCCACAAATTCATAAAGTTCCCTTCCATGGAGAACCACGTCAAAGCTGAAGTATTTGTTCTTGAAAAAGAACCGATTTAAACCTTCCCTTTTGTAATACAAGAAAGGAGATCTTATAATCTGCTGACCTGAAGGAAATGTATAGTGCATTTTTAAGACAGAATTAATTATCAGCAAGATAAGGATATTGCGGGGCATACTTGGTACTTTTAGCAAAATTCCCAATTATGGCAGTACGTGGTAAAAACTCTTTGTTCTTCGCGACAGGGTTGGATAATACAGGACTCGAAAAAGGTATCGATGAAGCAGCGAGCCTTGTCGGGGGACTCTCTTCAAGAATTTCCAAGATCAATCCTTTTGCAGCATTGGCAGTAGGCGCACTTGCAGCCTTCGCGACTATTGCGGGAGCAGCTTTCAATCTGGCGAAGGAATTTGAGACTGCAATGAAGGAAGTTCAGACAATCAGTAATGCAGCACGGGCGGACTTCAAGGGAATTGCTTCAGAGGTATTTGCTCTTTCAGAAGTAACACCTGAAGAACCAAAGGCTTTGGCCGAGGCATATTACCAAATCGTATCGGCAGGATATGACGGGGCAGAAGGACTTGCGCTTTTGGAGACGGCAGCAAAGGCAGCAGTAGCAGGTGTGACAGATACAGAGACGGCAGCAGACGGAATCACCACGATAATGAACGCCTTCAGGATTTCGATGGAAGACGTTGACATTGTTGCAGACCGTATGTTCAAAACAGTAGAACTCGGAAAGACCACCTTTGACCAGATTGCTGCATCAATTTCACAAGTCGCGCCATTGGCAGCGTCCATGGGAGTAGGATTTGAAGAAGTCCTTGCAGCAGTAGCGTCTTTGACCAAACAAGGGGTCCCAACGGCACAAGCCATGACCCAGATAAGGGCCGGGCTCATTGGAGTTGGAGAAGTCCTTGGGGACGGATGGGCAGAAGCCTATACTCTTCAGGAAGCGTTTGCAGCCGTTGAGGAACAGGCAGGGGGTTCACAGATCAAACTTCGGGAAATGGTCGGAACTGTTGAGGCCGTTGGTGCTATACTTGGAACCACAGGGAAGAACGCAGAGACAGCAGCCCAGGATCTTGAAGATTTGGCAGAGGCAGGGGGAGCCGTTGAACGTGCTTTCAGAATCCAGTTGAACAGTAATGACAACCAATGGAAGATATTTTCCAACAGGATAAAGGCAGCGACAAAAAACCTTGGTGAGTTGACACTTGAAGCGAGCACTGGACTTGCGAGGACGCTCAACTTTATGATCAAGGATTTCAATAGGGTTTCAGACTCGATGGAGAAGAACAGGATCCAGATGCGCTCCCTTCAGTTGGAACTGAACAACACCAATACGAGCGAGGAAAGAAGAAGGGCAATTCTGGAACAGTTGAAGAACCAGTACCCAGATTATTTGTCAGACCTTGACTCGGAAAAGTCCACTTTGGAAGAGATCAACACGGCCTTGAACAATGTAAACCAAAATCTACTCAATAGAATAGCCCTTCAGTTACAGCAAGAGGACATAGAGAAAGAGGCTGAAAGGGGTGCTAATTTAAGGGTTCAGCAAGAGGAAAAACGAAGGGACTTGATGGAGCAGATTGTCAAGGAAGCGGAGAAGTTCAACATCACCGTTAAACAGGGAGCGACAATTTCAGAAACCGCAAGGAACTTGGCCGACGCAATTGATAAGGCGAAAAGCCTTCAGGGAGTTCGAGAGCAGAATACCGCAGCATCTTCTGGATTGAACCAACTTGCTAATGAATATGACAACCTTGCCGGGTCAATTGAAAATGTTCAGGAAAGGGTTGACAAACTTATCAACAACAAAAACGAGTTTGCCCTTAAATACGACATCATTCCAAACCAGAACGTAGAAGGTGAACTATCGAAGGCGATAAAGGAGAAGATTGCAGAGGTCCAAAAACTGAACGATATTTCCCAACTCGAATTGTACCTTCAGGACGGAAACGAATCCGTTAAACAGGCAGCACAGGCAAGGATTACATTACTGAAGAACCAAAAGTCCCAAATCGAGGAAGAGTGGAAGTCTTATATCGATGGATTGAAGGCACAGGAACAGGCTTACAGGGATTATGAAAAACTCATATCCACGCTTGGCGAGGAAGAGGCCCAGAAGTTCAAGGAAAAGTTGGGAGTCAAAGAAGAGAACTGGACAACCCACCTGAAGAAATTGTACGATGAAACGGAAAGCACCGCAAAGAAAATCGAGATTGCTCTTATTGCAGCGACTTCAGGAGTACAATTGGAAAGAACCCCAGAGGTCAAAGTAGAGGAAATCACAAGAGGCGTTAAGCAGGAAGTGGAAATCGACATAAAAGTAAACCCGAAGTCCATTTCTGAAGCGGAAAGGACAATTTCCAGATTGAATGAACTGTATGAGAACGCTGAAGACCAAAAGACACGGGATGCGATTTCTGAAAGGATCAAGCAATATGAAGAGTGGGTCCGTATAGCAAGAAACGAGTCTTCAGAGGAACTGAACATTCGTAGGGATTTCTTCAACTCAATTTCAGACCTAAGAGCGCGGGACATTCGAGATCAACTTCAGGCAGATCGTAGAAGGCTCAAACTTCTTTTGAAGGATGAAGAGAAAAATGCTGAAGAAATAAGGAAACTGAAGCAGGATATTTCAGCAGAGGAAGAGGCGCTTGCGAACAAAGCAATCCAAGTAGGCGAAACAGTCGGAAGGATTTTTTCAGACCTTTCCAGTTTGTTTGCCACATTTGGGAATGAAGACCTTGCAGGATTGATGGATCAATTGCAGGGGGTTGCTGAAGGAGCGGGGCAACTTGCAGCAGGATTGGCCAAGGGCGGAAACCCATTGGACATCATAAGCGGTGCAGCAAAGATTTTGGAGTCTGCAATCACAATAGAAATCGACTCCGATACGGCAAAGTTTGAACAAGCCATAAAGGAATTGAGAAGGACTGTTGATGATCTTGATTATGCAATAAGCCAATCGATAGGGGAAGACAGATTTCAAAACAGAGTTGCAGCAATTGATCAATTGAAGGAACTCGAAGAACAGGCCCAACTTGCAGAGGAAGCTGAAAGGAAGGCTCGCAAGGAAGTAAAGTTCCTTGGTCTTACAATCGGAAACAAAGGAGCGGGTTCAGGAACGGATCCCGAGAAGATAAGGGAATTGCAAGAAGCAGCAGAGGACGCGAGAAGGGAAGTTCTGGCGTTGGAAAACGAAATCGATGAACTTTTCACTGGAACAACTTCAGACAGCATAGTAAACGCACTTATCGATGGATTTGCTGAAGGGAAGAAATCCGCAGAAGACTTTGCCGGGACATTTGAAGACTTGATGAAGCAGGCCGTTCTGGAATCCCTGAAGATACGCTTCTTGGAAAAGGCAGCAGATAGTTTCTTCAAGGACTTTGCCGACCTTGCTGAATCTGGCGGGGGTCTTGATGCAGGGGAAATTGCGGATCTTAGATCACAGTTTGCTGAACTGATCAATCAATCGAACCAAGAGTTGGATGCGTTGAACCAAATCCTGAACGAAGCGGGAATAGAGGGCGGAGTATCTTCAGATGTACAAAGGCAGGGTTTGAGCGGTGAGATTACAACGATAACTGAAGAGACTGCATCAATACTTTCGGGAACCTTGAACGGAATAAGGGTAGATGTGAGCCAAGGTCTTCAGGTAGCGGAACAGGCTAACTTGATCTTGACCGAAATGTCCAACACTCTTTTGTTGTTGTTGGAAGAGAACAAAATCTCAAACATAAGGCTGCAAGCCATAGAAAGAAACTTGACCTAATGACAATAAACGGTACCAATATTGAAAACTACGGACTTGTAGTGATTTCTCAATCTGGATTTTTGAATATGCCTTCAAGGATCCAACCAGTGGCATACGATTGGGGTGATGAAATCGAACCATTTGTAAGCGCAGACCAAATAGGTTGGGAAGGCCAACAGTTCACAGTTGACTGTATTCACGACCCAAGAAGGGGCGGAACCGTATATTCGGCAATATCGACATTGGAATCCATGGAAGAAGTCGTTGTCGGGATAAGTGGTTCCACGGGTAACATTGGGGAGCACAATTGCCAGATACTTTCCATCAACAACCATGTTCCCTATTCAAATGCTGACAGGATAAAGATCAATTTCTACAACAGAGTTCCTTCATTCAACGCAGCAGTTCCAGGATCCAAAAATGGCGGTTCTTCTTCATTCGACGGATATTCTTTCTCGCAGTTTGGTATAAAACCCGCATTGAGGAAAGATTTCGCAAGCCTGAACGCACTAAAGTCATCCACTAAGACTACTTACCTTCAAGGCGGGCACATGAGCCAATACAGGGCTTTAAAACGAGTCGGCCTTGATTGTTATTTGATAGGAAGTTCAAACTCGGACAGGATCCAAAAGATGGAGTCTTTCAAAACCGTGCTTTCCACTGAAGGGCTGAAGGAATTTGTTCACATGGGACAGACCTTTCCCAAAACATTCTTGTCGGACGGTTTCAACGTTAGAACCGTTGGCACGAAAGTTCTTAAATTTACCATGTATCTAAACGTCGTACCATGATTATAATGAGGCCAGGATCACCCGCAACGCAGGTGGCAGAAATAAAAGTTGACAACAAAACCCAATTGAAGCAGAGGTTGATGGGAGAAAACAGGATTGAGGCCGTTTTTTCCCTTGATTCTTTTATAGACTTCCAACTTGGCGACTACGTTTTATGGGGCGGGACTTCCTACGAAATCAAGAAGGCACCACAAGCCAAGAAGTCAAAGGCTAACCAATTCGATTACAATTTGGAGTTCTTTGGTCCAGAGTACGACCTTGGGACAACCATGATGTTGTTGGACGGTGTTACCGATTATTCCCTTAACGGGAAACCAGAGACTTTTTTGTCCCACATAGTCAATAATCTTAACAGGGTATTTGGAACAAATGTTTATTCGGTTGGGTCTTTTCCAGATGGAACTTTCCGTACAATAACCTTCCAAGAGATCACTGCGCTCGACGCCTTGACCAAAGTTGCAGAAGAGTATGACCTTGAATTCTCCTTTTCCGCAAACGGGAAGACAATTTCACTGGCCCAATCCACGGGAAACGTCACCAATCTTGTATTTCAGTTCAAGCAGGGACTTCGCGATATTGAAAGACAGGAACTTTCAGACAGAAGGCTCGTCACAAGGCTTTACGCTTATGGCGGTGAAAGGAACATCGATATAACATCTTACGGTTATAGGCGTTTGAGAATTTCTCCCATGGAGAAGAATATCGCTCAATTTGGCACAAACGAAGGTTCAGCAATATTTGAAGACATTTATCCGAGAAGGCAAGCCGTTATAACAGGAGTTGACGGAAGTGATGAAACATTGTTTTATGACTCGAATATGGATTTCGACGTTAATGATCAATTGATTTCAAAGCCTGCAAAGATTACATTCAACACTGGACTTTTAGCGGGTTACGAGTTTGAACTCCAATCTTATGATGCCGGATCTTACGAGTTTAAGATCATTCCCTTGACCGATGAACAAAACCAGACGCTACCCAACTCGATAAGGAAACCACAGGCAGGGGACTCTTATGTGATCCACGATATTTTGATGCCACAGACATACATCGATAATGCCGAGTCAGAACTGCAAACAAGGGCCCAAGAATATCTTGACAAATATTCAGTGCCAAACGTGACGTACACCATAACGCCAGACCCGACATATTTTAGGGAAAACCTTATTGAACTAAGGGCAGGCGACATTATTGAAATACAGGACACGGATTTTGGCTTAAATGTTACGACAAGGATAATCGAACTTAACCAATCGCTTGCGGACCCGTATCAGTACAGTATAAGAGTTGGAAGCGAAGTCGTTGTCGGATTTGTAACTCGGACTCAAAACGAAATCACTGGAACCAATGACACGCTGTACAGGGAAAAGTTCAGCAATCAATTACGAAATGAAAGATTGAGAAGGTCTTATGAAAACCTTAGTCAGTTGCCAGATCTTATCTTTGACCCGACTGATGGTTATTTCCGTGACGAAAATTTTCGCCCCTCTTCGATTTCCACACTCAACTTGACCGTTGGAGCAAAGCCTTTGGCAATGAACTTCAACGGCCTTGAAATTGAATTGAATTACCTTTCAGACCAAAACGGGGTAAGGATTTCAGAGTCTCAATTGGTTCATTTTACGATTGAGGAAACCATAAGAAATTGGGTAATTCCCGCAGCATCCTACACGATTCCAGACAATGGCTTCAGATATTTGTACGTCCAATGTTCCCGTACCACTTCAAGCGGTTCTTGGCTTTTCAGCACGAACCAAATAAAAGTGGACAACAATCCTTCGAGTTATACATTTCTTGTCGGTATAATACACGCACCGATAAATGGAGTTCGTGGAATATCACAACTTTACGGACAGACCTTTATCAACGGACGTTTCATAACAACAGGAAGGATCCAGTCTGTTGATCAAGCAAACTACATGGATCTTGATAGCAACCAGTTCAGTCTTGGAGACTCAAATTCTGGAATTGACTGGAACGTAAGCAACCCAGACACGCTTACGATAAGGGGTTCAGTAGTCCAAAGACCTTCTGGTTTCATTGGTCCAACTCCTTTGTTCAGGGGCGACTACAACCCAAACACCACTTATTACGAAGGTGATGTAGTTTACGAAAACGGGACATCTTACATTAGGATTGGTCAAGGATCAACGCAAGGAGTCCATCCAACGAACACCAACAATTGGAAGATTTTTGCCAATCAAGGCGATCAAGGGCCACAGGGAGATCCTGGTCCAACTGGCGAAATAGGTCCACAGGGAGCAGCAGGGGCAGACGGTATTGACGGTATTGATGGGAAGAGCGCAATTGGATCCATCGAAATCGATATTAGTCCGGCACAGTTTGGTGGTAAGGGAGACTTTACATTCACACTTGACGCACAGGAAGGCGGTTCTACGAATACAGGGGAAGTAAGGGTTCAGGTGACAAGATTTATAAAACCAGATGGCACCTTGATAAACTTCTCTGCCCAATACCAAGACAATACTGTTTACACGCCATACGGTGAAGGAGCAATAGGGAAGTTTTACCTCATGTATTCTGAAGAGTTGGTATCTTCAAGATTTCCTTCTTTAAGTTTCAGTGACAACAACTATTTTGTTCCAGTAAGGCCAAAAGACTCGAACACTTGGGAAGCGTTTGACAATGCAGGCAACGATACTGACGTAACACTTCTTCCCACAGACGTATTTTTGTGCGTTATAGAGGCTTCTGGATTAAATTCTGGACTTACTGGATATGTTGGCTTTGTAAATGGCGCAGAAGGTCTTGACGGTGAAGATGGTCCCGTTGGCCCAATAGGTCCCCAAGGTCCCGCAGGAGCAGACGGAATAGATGGAGTTGATGGATTGAACGGTGAAGATGGATCTGACGGATTTGGATCTATACCATACCCCGTAAACCCCGCTACGATAGGTGGATATTCAGATGCCGATATATTACTTGACGCTTCATCTGAAACCGCATCAAATACAGGAGAAGTTTTTGTAAGGATGAAAAAACTTGTTGACTCCAAACAAAATGTAAAAGTAAATTCACTTTATAGGCAAACTATAAACACACCTTTTGGCGAGGGTACTTCAGGTATTTTTTATCTTCTTTGGTCTGATGAAGAATGGACTTCAAGAATGGGACAATCGCCTGCATTGTTTCAGCCGGGCAACATTGCTCCCGTAATCTGGGACGGTTCTTCATGGAAAATCCATGGAAACGGTAATACAGAAACCTATAACCTCACTTTGAGAAGCAGTGATGTATTCTTGTGTGCAGTGGAAGCAAAGAACACAACGGGGGGACTTACTGGATTTCTTTCTTTTTTGTCTGGCGCAAAGGGTCAGGACGCAATCCAAGCAGGATATTTCTATGATGATTTTACCGAGTATGAAGACCTTATCGATTTTTGGGCAAGTTGGGAGTTCAATGCAGGAACAGAAAGCGCACTGAAACTTTATAGTGGTGGATATGCTATTGTCGGTGGTCAGTCTATTATTATCGGAAACAATTCGGGAAATGACCAAGTTTGGGCAACGTCCAAAAAAAGGTTGGCTTACGACCCAGAAGATTTGTACCAAATCACATTTAAAGTTGTTCGTGATTCGGGTGGGGGTAGTTGTTATTTAGGTGTAGCAGGATTTGATGCTAATGGAAACTTTGTTAATGCCAATGGAGATAATATATTCAGCTCACAGTATTACGTGGCAGCGCAAGCAGAGCAGCCGTCAATAGGTGCTCAAACCACCTACATTGGATATTTCCAAGGAATTGCAGCAAGTGGAAATGGCGGGGAACACCAAAGCCCAGAAGACCCCGCTACCTTGCATCAAGACGTTAAATATATTGCTCCGATGTTTCTTGCTAATTACAATAATAATTCAGGAATATTCCTAATTCATAGCATTGAGATTAAGAAAGTAAACGATTTCAGCCCTATTCCAAGAGGAACATGGAATAGCGCAATAACATACCCAAGAGGAAGCGTAGTTAATCGATACGGATCTTCCTATATTGCCAAAAGGGAGACTTTTAATGACGACCCTGCTTTATCGCCTAACGATTGGACTTTAATCGCTCAAAAAGGAGACACTGGCCCAACAGGCCCGCAAGGCCCGGCAGGATCAGATGGACAGGATGGAGACACTGGCCCGAGCATAGTTTTTAGAGGCGATTTTACTACTTGGTCAACAACCCCTTTTTTCAACAACTCATTAAGGCGGGACGTTATCAAATACGGATCTTCCTATTTGATCTACAAGGGTCCAGATGGATCAACGAACTTCAGTTACATTTCTGGGTATTGGGAAAATTTTGGTGGAACATTCCAGAGTGTTGCTACCGACTTATTGCTCGCTGAAAATGCCAATATAGGAAACTGGATAATCAAAAGTTCAAAGATTTCCTCTCAAAACACATACGGGGGAGTCAATAAAATGGTGATGGATGGTTCTTCAGGAATCATAACTGTAACGGACGGTGTAACTGTTTATACATCTTCAGGTGGATCAGTTACAAGGACTTCCACGATGAAATTTGACGGTGACAACGGACAGATAACGGCAGAAGTTGATATGATAGGAACCCAACCGAACCAATTCGTCAGAATGTCAGGACTTGGCTTTAGGGCAGATTGGGCGGGGGAAACAAAGAACAATGGAGTTTCGACTATAAAGGCTGCATACATGGCCGATGTAAGCGGGAACTTATCACCTTCGGCATACTCTTCACTTTCGGCAGTAGTCGGAGTGTTTGGAAGGGCGACCAATACTTACGGATCAAACGGAGCGCCTTCATACGGTGGATATTTTCATGGGCTTTATGCCACGGAATTTACTGGACACCTTTCAAGGAACAATGGGAGCGTTTCGATTACGGAACAGATGATCCACATTTGCACGGCTACTGGCGGTTCTGTAAACATCTACCTTCCCAATCCAAAAAACATAGGAAGGATAGTGATAGTTGTAAGGTCTGAAGGCGGTGGCGTTTTTGTTCAAGGAAATGGATCTACTATAAACTACAATGGAAGCAAGACCTCTTCGAGAGGAATAGGAAGTGTTGGAGAGGCAATGATGTTCATTTGGGACGGAGTTTACTGGCAAGCACTCGGTATGTACAAATAATGACTGTTTGGAAAATCCGTTTCTATGCTATAATTTTGGAACATCAAAACAAAGAGACATGAAAAAGATATTTTTGCTTATCGGGATTTCCTTGATCATCTTCAGTTGTACCAAGGAAGAGGAAGACTGCCAATATTATGAAATGGTGAACACCAAAATAGAAAGATGGGAAAGCGGTGTTATGATATGGCAAAAGTTTCCTGAAGAACCAGACACGGAACCATCTTGCGACTATCCAGAAACCCAAACTATTGTTCAGGGAGTCAGGGATGAAGGAAGTGAGGTCGATTACACGATTTATTATTGGGAACGTATGCCGGCAGATATTTTTACTACGGAATAAACGAAGGCACAAACCTGAACGCATAAGGATTTTTCTCCAACTTTGGTGAAAAGTCCTTTTTTTATGTCAAGCACAGCCGTATATCACTTTCAGCCACAAGTAGCAGGAGACACCTTTGAACCAAGGGTGATGGCAATAAAGAGAACCGTGAACAACGTTCTTCAGGATCTCGATGGGGCCACTGTTGTTTTTTATGTTACAAGGCCCAATTCAAAAAGGATTTGGCTACAAAGAAATTGCAGCATAATCGACAAGGAAGAATGTGTTATTCAGGTTCCTGAAATAAAAGACCTTTCCTTAACTCCCGCAATGTACGTTTGGTATATAACGATCACCTATTCAGACGGGGACGTGAAAACCTATATCGGGGGAAACTTTCCAGTTGTTTCATATCCTAAAAATATCGAGAAATGTCCAATACAATAGTTACAGAGCAAGGTGATGTGATCACCATTGAAATATTTGAGTCGGGAGCCTCTTTTGGTTCTGGAATAGACCCATCAAACGGTGATCTTTTTAACGGCACGGGGGCACCCGCTTCCAACATAGGGCAGGACAACGATTTTTATATCGATACCGATACACATAATTTGTATGGTCCAAAAACAAATGGTCTTTGGGGAAATCCTTTTCCTTTACAGGGAGAGCAGGGCGCGACTGGTCCGCAAGGTCCACAGGGTCCACAGGGAGCCACTGGTCCACAGGGACAACAGGGAATTCAAGGGATCCAGGGCGAACAAGGCCCAATAGGTCCGACTGGTCCACAGGGCGAACAGGGAATCCAAGGCGAACAAGGCCCACAGGGAACACAAGGCCCAAGGGGATATTCAGTTCTAAATGGTTCTGTAAATCCAACAACAGAGGGCATAGATGGTGATTTCTACATAAATACATCTTCCAACGAGATTTTTGGTCCAAAAACTTCAGGTTCTTGGGGATCTGGAACCTCTTTGGTAGGCCCACAGGGAGCAGAAGGGGCGCAAGGCCCACAGGGAGAAGTGGGTCCAACTGGTCCACAGGGGGCTTCTGGAACTGATGGAAAAACAATATTGAACGGTACAACAGTTCCAGATAACGGAATTGGTAATGACGGTGATTTTTATATCAACACTGCCACTTCAGAAATGTACGGCCCAAAGACTTCAGGATCTTGGGGATCTGCGATATTCAACCTTGGAGCGGATGGAGCGGATGGATCAGACGGAAACGGTGTTTTGTCAGGTTCAGTAAACCCGACCACTGAAGGTAATGACGGTGATTTTTACATCAATGTATCTTCCTATGAAATTTTTGGTCCAAAAACTTCAGGAAGTTGGGGGAGTGGAACCTCTTTGATAGGGGCTGACGGAGCCGACGGAGCAGACGGACAAGATGGAAATGCAGTTCTTTATGGTTCAGTAGATCCCACAACTGAAGGAAACGACGGAAATTTTTATATCAATACCTCAACAAACACAATATTTGGCCCGAAGGCTTCAGGTTCTTGGCCAACGGGAACTTCCTTGGTTGGTCCGCAAGGTCCCGCAGGAAATGACGGAGCAGACGGAATAGGGACACCCGCAGGCGGAACAACAGGACAAGTGCTTGCAAAAATCGATAACACCGATTACAATTACGAATGGGTTTCTGCCGGGACAGGGGACGTCAAGAGCGACGGTTCTGTACCTTTTACTGGAAACCTCGAAGTTAGCGTTAACGGTTCGAGTGCGGGAAGCCCAAGGGTTATCGGTTTTACAAACATGAACGCGGTTGGTGAGGGTGTTCGATTGGCCTTTGGTGATGTTTACAATACCATCGAGAACCAATTCAACAATGGTACGGTAATGAGAAGTTACCATACCACTGTAATCCATGGTGGATCAAACGACGCGGGTTCTGCCATAGACTTTGCGAGCAGTTTATATGCTACTGATGATGATGAAGGATTGAGATTGTTGCTTAGGCATACCAAGAAAATTGTCATTAGAAAGACAGCCGATATTGCTCGAAGCCAACCTATGTTGGAGTACCAAGATTTTGACAAAACACCGATAAGAACCCTCATAAATACTGATGGTTTTATTACTGCTGAATCTTTGGAGTCTGGAATTTTGAAACCTATTGACGGATCACCTGAATTGATTACGGCTTACTGGAAAGGTACTACTGCACAATTTGATGCCCTCGGATCTGTTGATGCCAACGTTTGGTATATAAAAACCGACGCGGTAAATCCAACGGAACCAGTTGCTACTTCAGGGGGAACCGTAATAGACCTTTCCACTACTGGAATGAACTACAAGGACATGGGTTCAGCCAACAGTGCTACTGCATACACGACCGCTAACAAACAACTTGGTGGAAAAGCCCGTGTTTTGATCAACGCAGCAAGCGAGCCTACAATAGATGGTGGCACAGGGGTAAGGAAACTTTATTGTCCAGACTTTCAAGCGAACACAGATATGTACCTCGAACTGGAATACAATGGATCAACGGTTGATTATTGGTTCGTAAGAATTACGTAATTTGCGTAAAAACAAAACGACATGAACAATTTATCCAAAATTCTTATCGCAGCTCTTTTGGTTGCAATCGGTGGGTGTATAGCCCTTACAGTATCAACGAACAATGTTTGGCAGAAATCAGAGGACATGGAGCAATTGTACCTCAAAGTATCTTCTCAATGGCAGAAAAAATTCGACTCGATTAAATATTACAATTCAAAAACGAGCGAAAGTGTTTACAAGGACTCCATCAATTACGTTCTAAGGTCATATCCGATCATCCAACACAGGGACTCGGTTCAAAACGATACTATAATCGACTCAATTCAGGCCGACACAGTTGAAAACAAGTCATTTCTGGTACTTTTAGATGAAAACCTATACAATATACCAGATGTATCAAAAAAAGGTGATGAAGGCTCTGGAACAACTTCTTGGTCTTCAGAAGAAGGAGTTGGGTTGTCTGTAACTGGAAGATCAACTGATGGAAATTACGGCCTCGAACTGGATCCTGGCAATAATGGCGGATTTGCTTTTTCATCACTTGAAGCAGTAAATGAATCTGGAATATATCTTTTTTCCATGGATATTTCAAAAAGTCCTTCTGCTTCTGGAAGAGTTTTGTTCGTTGAAATTGAAGGACAGGAAAGAATTGTTTACCGTTCCTTCCCAATCGAAAAAAATTACTCAACAGGGTCTTCTTGGCAAAGTGTAGTTTTGGACACTATAAAGGACATATCGAACCTTCGAGTTGAAATAATGTTTGAAAGCACTTCTGGTGAAATCTATGTAGATGCGATAAACCTTCAGAAATACGTGGCTCAATAATGAAAACACTCCGAAAAGATCAACAAGCGTTAATAGTTACAGATCCGATAATAGCAATCGGAAATCTTGAAATGTGGCTTGATCGTGACGGAATAGATGCAGCAGCCACAACGCAGGGCGACAATGTAAATTCTTGGACTTGCAAGATTACTGGAAACGTCTTTGATGGTAAGGTTGGTCAACCTACGCTCGATATTACGGGCGGCAAAAGGGAAGTTCAATTTGCAGGAACTTCCGTACTTTTTATTCCAGAAAGCGAGTTCCCAGAAATTGATTTTACGCCTCAATCCGATGAAGCTACTATTCTTGTAAAACTTGGTAACGATGCAGGAGATAGTGGAACTGTTTTTGCAAAGACTTATTCTGGAAATACCAATATGCAATTTCAGCTTAATGCACAGATTACTGCTGACGGAATAATCGCAGGAAATTTTGGTACAGTTTCCAGTATTGACCACTATTCTCAATATGACCGTACAGGAGCATTGGAGCCAAATAAAGTCTTTGGAGTTGTCATAGGAAACACCGCAAATGGAAGTGGTTATTACGATGATTTGCAATACTTCTATGAAGATGATGGATTGCAAGACCCAAATACAGTACAGCACCCAAACGGAGAATTGGTTGGAACATCAGTAAACGATGCCCCTATTTCAGTTGGTGCAAGGATGAACGGAGACGACACATCTATTGGTTTTCAGTTCGAGGGCTCAATCGCCCATGTACTTTACTTTAGCAAGAAGTTGACTTTATCAGAAATCACAACAGTAGTTAACAATTTGGATTAATGGCAACAGTTACAGGAGAATTGAAGATATGGCACAAGGTAAGGATCGAATGTACGAGTACAGCATCGTTTTCGGAACAGGAGAGTACCTTCAAAGACTATCGAATGAACGTGACGTTTACGGGTCCATCGAACCAGATATTCGTCGTTCCCGGCTATTTTGCAGCAGACGGAAATTCAGAAGAGACAAGTGCAACTTCAGGTAACAAATGGTTCTGTGATTTTTCGCCAAACGAGATTGGAAATTGGGACTATTCCGTAAGTTTCAGGACTGGAACGGATATAGCAGCCGAAAATCCTGCAAGCCCATCAACTGGAACGGCCACTGAATTTAACGGTGAGTTTGGTACTTTTTCTGTTGGGGACACGGATAAGGACTCGAATGATTTTAGGTCGAAGGGAAGGCTCCAATACGTTGACCAGAGGTATCTTCAGTTCCAAGGGTCAGGAGAATATTTCTTGAAGGCAGGAGCAGATTCGCCAGAGACTTTTTTGGCTTATGACGAGTTCGATAATACAGTTCAAGGTTCTTCCACTCCACTGAAGGATTTTACGCCCCATGTTGGAGACTGGTCAAGCGGAGATCCAGAATGGCAGACCAATAAGGGAAGGGGAATTATAGGAGCATTGAACTATTTGAATTCAGTTGGTGCAAATGCCCAATCCATGCTATTGATGAACGTTGACGGTGATGGTGATAACGTTTGGCCTTGGGCTTCTGGGACATATTCTGAACTTGTTACCTCGACAGGAACAGATGCAGCGCGAACCACTTACGATTGCTCAAAGTTGGCACAATGGCAAATAGTATTTGACCACGCACAGTCCAAAGGGATATTTCTTCATTTCAAATTACATGAAACCGAAAACGACTCTAACGTTACCGGCAACAGTATGACAACGGTACGGAAAATTTACTACCGTGAAATGATTGCTCGATTTGGCTATTTGCTTGCTATTAACTGGAACCTTGGGGAAGAAAGCAACGTGGGCACAGCGTTCCAAAAGGAAATGGCCACCTTCTTCAAGGACAACGACCCTTACCAACACCACAGGGTATTGCATACTTTTCCAGACCAATTGCTTACTGTTTACCCAGACCTTGTTGGAAATCAATCGGACTATACAGGGGGTTCTTTCCAGTGCGATTTTGAAGGGGTTGGAACTAATGGAATAAAATCCCGTTTGGAGACATTTCTGGCGTCTTCAGAGGCAAATGGAAAGATATGGGCAATAGCACACGATGAACAAGTTCCTGCCAATGTAGGTGTTGCAGCAGATGATCCATACTCGAATTATTTAGGACGTGGTTCGGTTGCGGACAACAGGGATGAAACAAGAAAAAACTCTTTGTGGGCTACTTTGATGGGTGGTGGATGGGGTGTTGAGTATTATTATGGCTACAATACAGGGACAACAGACCTCAACGCTGAAGATCATAGATCCAGGGCGACCAAATGGGCGGATGCTAAAAAGGCACTTGACTTCTTCAATAGCTTTCCCTTTTGGTTGATGAACCCAGACGACTCAATTGTTTCCCTTTCTGGTGCTTGGGCAATGAAAAGGGACTCTAAACAATATGTAGTTTATCTTCCAAATGGCGGTACTACAAACATAACCACAGGCGGATCCGGACTGACTTACAATGTTAAGTGGTACGACCCAAGGAATGGCGGTCCACTTCAAGACGGTTCGGTAACAAGTGTTTCTTCAGGAACGGAATCGTTGGGGCCACCACCAAACAATACCACTGAAGATTGGGCAATTCTTGTTACACTTGAAGAACCAGAAATACAAACAGTAGAGCCAAAGGTCTGGCAAATAGGAAACAATATCATCAAACAGATGAATTTCGGTAACAAAGTCGTGAATGTTTGATTTTTCACTATCGAATAATTTAAAGTAGTTGTTAGATTGTAGGTGATTTCTTCCGCATATTTGTTTGCATGGAAATCATGTTCAACATTTTGGAGCATTGGGGACTCGGACTTTTAGGGGCCTTGATCTATACCGTTTATAAAATCTGGAAGAAACTCAACCCATTGAATAAGGAGTTGGGTTTTTCTCTTTCTTCTTTCTGGAAAAACCACAAAGATTACCTTGTAGCCGTAATTGTTCTAAATCTTTTGATAGCCATTTCGTTTGAGGTCCTTCCTGAAACCAAAACTGTAATTTCTTCGTTGTTCTCTTTTGATCTGGAAAACTCTTTGATGGGACATTTCTGGTTGGGTTGGATATTGTCCGGCGGAACCAACGGAATAAGGCCAAATAAGAACATATCAGATAAAGACGAGTAAACCAGATGGAGCCATTCAAGGAAATAATAATAGCCTTTGTAACACTTGTAGGGGTATTGATCCCCGCTATTTTAGTCCATCGAAGGGAAATGAAAAAAATGAAGAAGGAGAAAGAAACTTACTTTCAAGCGACAAGGGTTCTGGACTCAATGCTCAATCTTAGGATAATGTATTTGATCCGAAAAAGTGCCGAAAGAATGTTCTCTTCCACAAATGCGGATAGGTTCTTGATATTGATAGCTTTTAATGGAAAGACCGACTTCAGGTTTGTTTCGGCAATACATGAGGAACATGAAGACCCAAGAAATTACAGGGCGGTCGAAAGGTACAATCACATAAGGACAGATCCAGAGTACAAGGAAATGTTGAAAAGCGTTGAGTCTAACGACTATCTGGAAATCGATGTAGATAAGATGAAAGATGGTGTTCTAAAGGATTTTTATGAGTTTGAAGGAGTAAAATACAGCCATGTTAGATTTCTTTTGAGACAATCGATTAATGAAGAAAACGACCTTGTTATTTTTTCTTCTGTTGCTTCCCATGGGAAACCTTTTACTGACAGATGCAGGACAATTTTCAAGTTGACTTATGACGGCATAATACTTCCTGAAATCCAAAAGTACCTTGACTGAAGTATTTTGTTTAGAGTTTTTTAGTAACTTACGCTCGTTAACCGTTGAACCTAAAATATTTATCATGGGAGAAATCAAAGAAGGATGGAACAATTTTAAGGCTTGGTACAAATCCAAGACCATTATCGGAGTAATAATTGCAGCAATAGGAACTCTTGTACAGATGTTCTGGCCTGAAGTAGATGTTCAGGCGGGTGCTGAAGAAATTTTGAATTCTGGCGAAGAGATTGCTTTTGCAGTTGATGACATTTGGGGGAGCATCCTTCAGGTAATCGGACTTGCAGTGGCAGCTTGGGGACGTTTCAGTGCCAAAGTCGGAATTAAGTAATCTTAACCTACACTTTCTCAATTTTCCAATCTGAAGGATCCGTTCACCTCACGACGGGTCCTTTTTTTATTTTGATCAAATGAAAGATTATGTATTAAAACTTTGGCGACATTGGCAGGACGAAAATCAGACCTTTGGTAACATGGTCCTTTTTGATCCTGAAGGAAAACCAGTGTTCTCTTGCTCGACCGTTGAACGCGGTTGGAGAAACAATGAACCGAGGGTAAGTTGCGTTCCTGAAGGAACCTATCCGATGTACTTTGAATATTCCCCTGCTTTCAAAATGAAACTATGGGAACTTTACAACGTACCCAACAGATCGGAGTGCAAGATCCACGTAGCGAATAATTGGCACCAATTAGAAGGTTGCATTGCGCCCGGTATTAAACTGAAGGATATTGACAAGGACGGATATATTGACGTCACAAACAGTCGGGACACCTTGGAACTTCTCCATAGATGTCTTCAAGATGCGGGGTTAGTAAAAATCGTAATCAAGAACTCATTCTGAAATGGAAAAGACAAAGATCAACCCATGGATTTTGTCCACAATGTTTTTCGTAGCCTTATTAGGTTGTTTCGTGGTTTATTGGATATACACCACTGGTCAGGTTGAAATCGAGCAACTAAGGCAAAAAAACAAATATTTAGAGAACCGATACGACAGGGAGAAGGCAAAGAACGACTCTTTGCTTCAGAAAGGTCTGTATCTTGAATTTCAAGCCGATAGCATTATGGTCGAACTTGAAAAGAGCAGGGAAACTTATCAACAAAAATTACAAGAGTATGAAAGGCGCAAAAATAATTTCAAAAATCTTCCTACTTCTGTCCGTGACTCTCTTATCCGTGAGTACATACGGGCAAACCAGTGAAGATATGATCTTGGTAAACAGGGACTCAATCTGGAACATCTTCATGAGTTATGAACAATCTAAGGCAGAATTGGATCTTCTAAAAATGGACACCACAAGGTTGAGATTTGCAATCAGCACTTTGAGGGGGTCGAACGACAAATTCAAATCTGTCATCAACAATTACGAAACTGTATTGATACCGTTGAAGGACTCTATAAACATGAACCTCGAAAACGAAGTTGAGTTGCAAGTGATACAGGGAAGGAAGAAATACGTCAAGGGAATTCGAGACGGATCACTGATAGGTATTGTTATATGCGTTGTTGGGGGTATCGTATTTTTGTAGTACATTTGTTGAACTTCATGTCGTCCATGATATGAAATTTGTTTTGATAAATCGAAAGGGGCTGTTCTGGCCCCTTTTATTTTTCCAAAAAATTTACACCATTCCAATATTTTTACTATCTTTGGCATTATCAAAACAGGATCGTGGACAAGCCATCTTCCTACATTTTTAATCTAAAAATCATTTTATGATCAAACTCGCACTTTCCGAGGCTTTGGCCAAACGGAACAAACGGGAAAACGATGATATGTCGTTGAACCAACTCGCAAAGGAAACAGGAATCGCCAGACAGACGTTGACCAATTGGGAAAACGGTGAAAGCCTGAAGACACTTAACCACATATTGAAACTTTCCGAGTTTCTTGGTGTGGATATGAAAGACCTTATCAAAACAAAAAAGAAGTAACATGACATTAAATGACTTGCCGGGGATCAAAAAAGCCCTGAAGGATTACCCAAAGGAGAACGTGAACGTTTTCATCAATTACCTGAATGAACTTGGAACCGAAAAGAAAAAGGGAACCAACGGACTGAAGTTCTATGATTTCAGTAGGATGACAGCAGAATCAGTTGTGAACCTTTTCAAGAAAGTGGCCAAGGACGGAATGTACATCGACGGGGATCACATTACGATTGCCTTCAAAGGAAAACCTTCCGCTCAATACGATTACCAAGCATACAAGAACAAGATGCTAATGGTTTATCCAGAGTCACAGATTGATGTTCAGCTTGTGAAGAAGGAAGATGAATTCAGTTTCTCAAAAAGGGACGGAAGAATTCGTTACACGCACGAAATAGTAAACCCGTTCTCACAGATAACCCCTGAAAACCTTGCGGGAGCATATTGCATCATCAAGAATGACAGGGGGGAATTCCTTGAACTTTTAGGTCCTGCCGACATCGAGAAGATGAAGAAAGTAGCCAATACCCAGAATGTTTGGGACGCTTGGTACGATCGGATGGTAAGGAAGTCGGTAATCAAACGTGCCTGCAAATCGCATTTCGATGACATTACAGGCCACATGGACAGTATTGACAATGACAACTACGATCTTTCCAAATTGGATGACGTAAAGGCGCCAGATTCAATCCTGGATCATATCAATACTTTCACGGACTTGGATGAACTTCTTTCGTGGGCAGCGGGAAACGAAAATTCGTTGTACCACAAGGACAAGGATTTCAGATCGGCAGTCGCGAAGAAAAAAGTCGAACTGGAACAGGATGCCGACCCTGAAGAAAAGAAACCTCAAAAAACCAAAAAGTAATGGCAGTAAAATCAGTAGAAGAATTCAAGAAGTTGCATCTGAAGGACGTCAAGAAGAAGATAAAAGAGCAGCGTAAAAAAATCGATATAAAAATCGAAATCGTAAAAGAGTCAAGGCATCCAGATACTTTCAAATCGATTGTTCAGGAAAAACTTGACAAGGATGGTCTTTCATATTCGAGCCTGAAATCCTTCAGGGAGTCGCCCATTTCATTTATCGAATACCTGACAAGGGAAAAGAAACCAAAAACACCTTCTTTGATCCTTGGAAGCGTAGCAGATGAAATTGTCACCAATCAAAAGGGATTTCACAAAAAGATATTCGTAATGCCGGAGAAGGTCAGTGCTAAATCGAATGAAGGAAAAGCGATCAAGGAACTTTATGAGGAACTTAACCAAGGTCTTTTGGTAGTTGATGAAGAAACCTTCGAGAAAGGGTACGAGATTGCTGAATCTGTATGGAAGAACGATGACTCGCGGTTCTATTTGGAGCGGACAAAGCGATTTCAGGTACCGTTAAGGTTCAAACATAGGGAAACTGGATATTTCCTTCGGGGCTTTATCGATATGGAGTCAGAAGAGGAACCACGCGACCATGAATATTTCATAGCCGACCTGAAAACAGTCCAAGTCAACAAGGGACACCAACTTGATTGGCCAAGGCAAGTGATCAATTTCTGGTACAATGGACAAACGGGAGTCTATACTATGGGCTACAAATACAAATGGAAATTCCCATCTTTTGTACATATCGTTGTTGAGACGAGCCCACCTTACAACGTTAACGTATTCAGGGCGACGCAGGACATGATCACAGGGGCACAGGAAGAAATCCAGAACCTTCTTCTTTCCTTCAAGTATTGCCATGAAAATAACCTTTGGCACAAATCGTATGATTTTGTAAGGGATGAAGCGTTGAGTTATTTCAGCATGGACGTTCCCGCTTATTACAAACCAAGAATGTAAAATTTAAACCCAATATTATGACAACAGAGCAGTTACAAAAAGGAATCGAGATCAAAACAGAAATTGATTTGATCAAGAGAAAAATAGATATGCTTAAAGTGATCGACAGTAAATTCCAGACCACGGGAGTTCCAAAGGTTAAATTTGATTATGGCCAAGGCTATGAGCATTATTTAAAGCCAAGCCCTGCAAGTTTTGAGATTTTGATGAAACTCGAAGAATCACACTGGAAAAAGCAGTTGGAAAAAAAGGAACAGGAACTAAACGAACTATAATGGCAGCAGTATTTTTTGAGCCGGGCGACAAAGTTTGTTACGTCCCTGAACACGGAAAATTGGAGAACGGGATAGTCAAGTCCCATTCAGACGAAAACCATGTATTTGTTGTTTACAATTGCGGTGGCGATTGGGAGAACTATCAAAACTACACGGCAGCAAGAACACATACCGATAACTTGGTCAAAGGATGGAAGAAGGTAGGTATTTGATAAAAGTTGATTATGCACCCTTTTCCCGAAAGGTGAGGGTGCGTATCTTCATCGAAGACAATGAAAAACCACATAAAGAAATCTATGTGAAGAAGTTTTTTTCCAGAGTTTTAATGTATTCGGTAATCGAAAGGAAGGATGAAAGGGAGAGCAGGATGCACATGGAGTGCAGGGCAACACTTTATTCTTACAATGAGAAGGAGAGTATATTCGATATTTTGCTATCTTAATTGTCCACAAAAAATCAAAACAAATGAAAGAAAGATTGCAACGGGCAGTAGTGCCCTTTACACAAATTCCCAATGAATTGCTTCAGAGCGGTGATTTGTCCCTTAAAGCCATGGGACTTTTTGCACACATGGCGAGCAGACCTGAAGGATGGAACTTTACTTTGAGATCGATGTCAAAATCGCTGAAGGATGGAAGAGCCGGAATTACTTCAGCATTGGATGAACTGAAGGAAACAGGATGGATAATCTACGAAAAGCATCACGACGGTTCTGGTACTTATTGGCTACAAAACGAGCCTAATTCAGAAAATCGAACCAAGGCCCAAATTCAGAAAATCCCACCTTCAGAAAATCCCATCTTCAGAAAACCTGAACGTACTATAAATAAAGATTCCTTACAAATAAAGAGTTATTACAAAAAAAGAGTTGAAGAAATAAAAATCGATGAAATCGAAAATGCTGCGGATCGGAAATATTTCGAGATTGCCCTTATGTGGTGGAAACTCTTCAGGAAAAACAGGAAAGACAGTGGGGCTCCTACTTCAGACCTTGACAAAGCGACTTGGAAAAACTTTGTTGATCCAATCCGATTGATGATGGAACGGGACAATGTTACAGTGCAACAGTTCAGGATTGCATACGATTTCCTAAAAATTTCCGACTTTTGGAAAGGGAACATATTCAGCACCAACAAGCTACGCAAACAAATATCAACCTTAATAACTCAAAGCAAGAATCATGGGGCAGCAAAAAATGGAACTTCAGACGACGGGCAACAGCAGCGTATCAACGACTATACTCGACAAGTTATCCAAGAGTCTTTTGGAAGTCAGTCCAATTAAACTGGATCCGATAAGGAAGGATGAAATACGGACTGTAAAGAACCTATTGGAGAAACCTCAACAATCGTACAGGAAGGTAGGTAAGGATGCAGCGATAAAGATCTGCATGGAGTTGTACGATGTAAAAGAACTGAAGAAACTTCCCAAGGAAGACCAGTATGCGTTGATCAAGAAGCATTATCCCAGAGTACAGATTGTCGGACAGTTCAAACTTTGGATAATCGACTTTCTGAACTCGGTGAACGCAAAGAATAAATTGCAGCCCCACCAAATCGATTTTATTGCTGAAGAACTTCACAGGAACCATTCTTGGACGCCAGAGGATCTTTATTTGTTCTTCAGGCAAGCGAAGTCTGGATTTTACGGCCAGTTTTATGAAACCCTTTCCCCAGAAAAAGTTATCCAATGGTCAGAGGTTTATTGGTCCGATAGGTGCAGCGTTGCCCATACCATGAGCATTTCCAACGATAAGGAAAAACATTTCAATCTTTCAAGGGACAAAATGGATCCAAAAGTATTCGAGGCTATGTTCAAGGGAGTGGGCGAGGACAAAAAGGAGCAGCCAGAGATTTTAAGGAAGAAGGAAAGCACGTTTTTGAACTCGGACAAAGGATTTCGTGCATATCTACGAGCGAATTGCGCTGAAATGGATAAAGACCAACTTGTGACCATAATAAGCCGTTACAGGCGAGATATGAACCTCATTCTTTATCTGGATATTTTTAACGATAGGCTGAAGGAACTTGACCCAGAGAACGAGTACAGCAAACTTGTTGACCGACTTGTAGAGATCAAACCAGAAGTTCACCAACCAAATGTGGCTAAAGAATTTGACGAGATTACAATGAAAATGCTTAATTTAGAGCCATCTGAAGAATCAAAACAATAATCATGGACTTAATTCAATACGCAAACCTTGTGAACCAAATGAGGATCGAACAGACAAAATATTTTAGGCTGAAGGGAGTTGCCCCAGAAGTCAAGATCCAACAGTTGGAGAAATCCAAGAACCTTGAAAGAAAGGTAGATCGTGAGACAGCAAATATTTTGAAACCCTCACTTGGAATATGATACCGATTTGTGGAATAGATCCAGGTTATGGCGGTGGAATCGCTTTTTATTGCGATAAGACCATTACAGCCGTTCCAATGCCAAAGACCAACAGGGAAATTTGGGACTATTTGGAGTACCTGAAGGAAACGTATGGAAACTTCATTGTCTTCATAGAAAGAGTGCAGATGTGGCACGGTGACACGACAGGGAACCAAGGAAAGAAATTCGGTATTACCAAGATGATAGGACAGTACAAATCACTTTTGGCGTTGATCGAAGCGAACAGGATCCCGATCGTTGAGGTTGCCCCGATAACTTGGCAGAAGGAACTCGGACTTTATTTCCCGAAAAAGGAAAAGCAGCAAAGAAAGAACCTCTATAAAAGATTTGCAGCCAAGGAATTCCCAACGATAAAACCTACTTTAAAGACGGCAGATGCCCTTTGCCTTGTACAATTTGGAAAAGTACGTTGTACATTGTCCGGCACATGGGTAAAACAAAATATAATCAACAAAGAGTCGTTGACTCTATTCAAAGCAAGTTAGACATGGAAGAATATTTTTTTGAAATCGAAATCCCAGATTATCCTTCGTCAGAAGATTTTAAAGAAACTGGATTTTACGTTGTAAGGAGTACGCAAAAAAAAATGTCGCAATTGTTCTTTTTTCTGAAGCCGAGCAATATTTACCTTTTTTTGGGCGATATGGCCGAATTTGAAAAAGATTTCCTGAACGCACTTTCTGGAAGGGATAAAAAGAAGACCCCTGAAGTTATCGTGCCCGGATCTAAGGAAGAAACACTTGAATTCCATAGTTCCATACCAGTAAAGGACGCCATTAAATTGATCATGGCCGTAAAATCTGGAACCATTACAGACCCAGATACTCAAAACTCTATTCTCGGTGGATAATCTTTTGGTAAGACATTTTGGTGAAATCGAAAATGGAAAACTGTACATTTATGACAGGGATGGATTTGGGAAAAGGATATTCGATTGTCCAAATCAAAAAGTCATTATTGAAGTGCATACAAGGTCTGGAACCATTTCCCACCAATTAAGGAAATATTACTTTGGAGTTCTTTTGAAAGAGGCCCAGATAGCCTTTTGGAACGCGGGATATGAGTACGACCTTGACACCATAGACCACACCTTTAGGATGAAAGCGTTGTACAAAGATGTTTTTGATGATGAACAGCAGCGTTACAGAAAGGAACCTCACACCCTGAAGGACTCGGAAACCGAAGTCACAATGAAACAGTTCATTTATTTTATTGAGTACATTATCAGGTTCCTTGCGATAAATCTGGATTACGTTGCCAGTTATCCAAATGAAATACTCGGTCCAAAAGACCTAACCGAAAAACAGTTGAACTCTTTAATATCGAAAAGATGATAATATTGAATGATGATCAAATTTTTGATCGCGACGGGGAAATCCTAAATACCAATGTAGCCGTTGCCCTTACAGAAACATTACTTGTGATCATACAGGCGTCCAACGGGAAGCCGATAACCAACGCACAGATAAATCTGGAATTGAGACGTTGCGGTTTTTTCATAAGGAACGAACAAATCGTATTGATACTTTCAAAGTTGCAGAAAGAAGGCTTGGTGCAACTTGAAGGGAATAATAGCAAGCCTTCAGATAAACCGAAATCAAATGAGTGATTTAAAAAGAGAGCATTTTGAACTGAAGAAATTCAAGAGGACAAGTGCAGGGATCCAGTTGGGTTATCGTCAGACAATTGTGTTGACGGGCGGGGTAAAGAGCCAAGCCAACGTCACCAAAACGTACAAGGATGATCCACACCCAGATCTTTTGGATGCTTTACAGGCTATCGATGAAATTGTCATGTATGATGAAGACTACAAGAAAGGAACGGAAGTTAAGGTTACTGGCGTTACCATCTTCCCAGACCTTGAAACTTGTATCATTACGCACGTCAAAACATCTGTTTCAGGTAAGGCCGTCAAAAATTCTGGACGTATCGCCAAGGACTCGGAAAACTTCCAAAAGGCCGTAAAGTTGTTCGATCTTCTTGACATCCTTGAAAATGAAGTTTACGAGTACGAAGCGGAAGGAAAGCGTTCCCAACTGAAATTGTTCGACGGAAAGGATGAAGTCGAGGAAGAGGAAGAGCACCTTGAAGCAGTTTAGTGATTAACCAAGGACGGTGCCTTTCAAAAAAAGTCAAATCGTTTGTTTTAAAAATTCTAAGAAACAGCACCGTCCTACTTTTATCAAAACATGAAGAAAAGGACAAAAGAACGGACTTGCGCGGACAAAGATTGCCAGAATGTATTCACGCCATTCCTATCGACGCAAAAGTATTGTTCCTATAATTGTACACGAAAGAACAAAAAGGATGCCGGAGAAGTCAGGAAAACAAAAATTAAGCGGTCCAGAATCAAAAGGATTTCAGAAAAACAGTCAAGGAAGAACCAAGAGTATTCCAGAATTCGCAAGGAGTTTTTCAAAGACCCTATCAACAGATCTTGCCGTGTGCATGGAAATTGCATGGCGACTGAAATTCATCACAAAATGGGAAGGGAAGGTTATGCGGATCAGTGGGCCAAGGAAAACGGGATTTCTTTGCTTGTAGATACAAGGTTCTTTCTTCCAGTTTGCAGGAGCGCACATGAACAAATCGAGAACAATCCAGAGTGGGCCTATTCGATGGGCTACTCGGTACGAAGATCTAACAGAGTTTGAGGTCGAACAGGAAACATATTGAATTACCGCCAGAGACTAAAGTGGACGTAGTGGCAATCAATAAAAATCGAATTAGAGTCAAAACGATGACTTTATTTGAGGCAAAAAACCTTCCTAAAAAAAAAGGATGGTCATTTTTAATTTATCAACAAGGATTTCATTCCTTCAAATCAACAGAGTAAAATGGTAAACGAAGTAATCTTAATCGGAAATTTGGGCGACGAAGTAAAGTTGCATTATTTTGAAAGCGGTGACTGCATAGGTAGATTTCCATTGGCAACGTCAAAATCATGGACTAAAAAGGACACTGGCGAAAAGCAGACGGAAACATCTTGGCACAACATAGTGGTCCGTAACAAAATTGCGGAGAATTGCGAAAAATATCTAAGCAAGGGATCTAAAGTCTTTGTAAAGGGAAGTATTTCATACAGGAAATTCCAAGGTGATGACGGAAAGGACGTTTACACCACTGAAATAAGGGCAGTTACAGTCCAGTTCTTAGATCCCGCAAAGGGTTCATCTAATGTCGAACAACCAAGGACTGAAATCACTGGAAACGGCAAAAAGAACAGTAAACCAGAAAACGCGGGAAATGATTTTTTGAACTCGGACAATAAAAGTCCACGTCCCTTTGATGAAGAGGAAGAAGACGACGACCTTCCGTTTTGATGCTATTTTTTTAGCAACTGTTTGTCGAACCTTCCAAAATTTTTACTATCTTTGAGACATCAAAACAATAAATATCATGGAAGTAGCAATCAGAACAAGCAGAACAAATTTTCAATTTCCAAAAATGGACGTTCCTTCAAGATCTGAGATCAACAAGAATTTCCTTATCAGATGGAGAACCGCAGACGAAGCGCCCGGCTATTCAAACCTTATTTCGGCAGGAAAGTATGCTGAAAAATTCGGTAAGAAATACAGGGACAAACATTTTACCAAGGCCATGGAGTCTGGACAGGACAGGATTACCTTCAAGATACGTGGCCTTTATGAAATAACCTTTATTTCCAGATAAATGAAGATAGTAGTAAAACACGCAATAACAAATTCCAATTTTGTTCCGTTGATCATAATTCAGGACAATTACCACAGAACAGATGGAGTTGTTGAAAGTAATCATTATTCACTCTTTATAAACCGTTTGGAAGACTTCAACGGACAACTAAAAAGAGACATGATAACTGAACATACTGTCGGAATATTCAGAGTAACAAAAATCAAAACAGATGACAACAAGTAAAGCAGGAATTTCCATTGCAGAAGCACGGGAAGTTTTCGAGAAACTTATCAAGCCAAAGATGGTAAAAATGGCAGCGCAAGATCAATTTCCTTTAGACCTTACGGGTATTTATTGGCACCACTTTGAGGAAGAGGCCAAAAAACTGTATTATGAACTTCCCTACGAACTTTGGGACAGGAACAATCACCGTGGCGATTTTTTGATAGGAAGGTACGCGACTGAAGAGGACGCTATTTTCGATAGGGATCATTTTGAGGACAGGCTTAGAGTCGAACTTGTAATCGAGCATTATGTGTAGCGTATTGGAACCAAAGACCGTTTCGGAAAAATTGAGAAGGACGGTATTGATCGGAACAAAGGACAGGGCAATCATATTCCAGTTGGTATGTGACAAATGGGAAACCCTTCCAAGAACCTCGGCAGGAGATCACGACAGATCTGATTTGTGCAAGTTGTTAAGAAATTTCGGGATGGACTCGGAAGCAGACGAATTGACGGCCAGATCTTGATAATTAAGTAATTAGTATATTTGAACAAATACCAAAACAATGTCAGTAAATGAATTTAAGGCCGTACTAAAGGCCACAGGAAAAGAAGTGAAGGTTTACAAGCACAGGGAAGGCGGATATGTCGATTCAGTTGATCTGAACACAAAGTACAAAAAAGAAGAATTATCTAACCTCAAACCAGTATAAAATGGCAGTAATAGGATTCACAACGAATTACCCGAAAAAGGTCGATATAAACGAAGGCAGAACAAACTTCGTTGAAAAAGTCGTCAAGAGCCTTTTGGATTACAATGTAGTTCCAAGGGAAGAAATGATAAAAATGATGGAAGCCCATCCAGAGGCTTACAATGTCAGGGCTATGGAAACCACTTCTCCAAAGATCCACACTTTGAGGAAAAAGAACACAAAGCGAAAAGTCGGAAGTTTGGTACACGCGAGCGTAAACGTAAGGTCAGAGAACCAATATCAATTTGCACCAGAGTTTAAGATCAAGAAACTTGTGGACGTTAAGTTCACTTGGTCCCCAGAGACGAACGGCAGAAAAGTTTTGCACCTGAAGATAGGGAAGAAAGAATTCAGGGCTGCTGACATGATTTCTGGCATGGTTGTCTGGGTAAGTCCCGTACTTATCGAGTTTGCTAAAAACGACGGATTTGGGGACACAAAGAAATTCCTGAAGTGGTTCGACGAATCACAGACCCTTCAATTGATACAGTGGGTAGATTACGATTATGAAATACCTGAAGACTGAAAGGTTCGATTTTACGCGCTTTTAAAGTAAAGGACATACTGGAAGACCTTTATTGAAATAAAAAGTTTCCAGAGCAAAATCTTCTTAAATTATAAAACCCGATTGATATTCGGTATTTATTTGTTTTTTGATTGAACGGGGCCTCATAAGTTTGGGGCCCCTATCTATTTAAGTCGGTCAAAATATTTCCAAAATATTAGTATTGTCTTGTCGAACCTTCCAAAATTTTTACTATCTTTGAAATATCAAAACAACAAATAAGAATATCATGGAAACAAAAGCAATTATCAAGCCTAACAAAGAAAATCCAATTTTTAGATTGTACAATGACTACATCGGGTTTATCGAATGGACTCCAATAATTTACAAAGATTTTGAAATTGACGATCCAAGTGGAACTTCTGCTTCTACTGGAAAGACTTTTGCAACATCTTACAAAAGAGCAGTAAACGATTTGATGGATTTGCTTGAAAACGACGAAAACATCAGAAACCTTTGTGTTGAATATCCAAAATCAAAATTTAGGCTTTTATCGCTCAATGGTGAGTGGAACAAAAAACACGACTACCCTAAAGAGCAAGTCGCTTTTGAAATACCCGCAAGCAAAGCAAAGAAATACTTTAATATCAAATAATCATGGACTACGCAAAATTTATTTCACTTCCTTACAAGGAAAGGATCCAGGTTCCAATCGAAAAAAGGATTGAATTTTCAAGAATGGAACAGAAGCAAAAAATGGAAATCGAACTGGCCGAAAGGAAAAAAGTCAAGAAGTATTGCAACGAAAAACTGTACACTGACATTGTTCCCTTTGAAGTTGTTAGGGTCGTTTCAGACCAGACCGTTGAAATACGCGCAATGGATTACAAACAGATCAAGGCGCCAAAGAATTTCAGTCCGGGCGGATTCTTAGGCCATTTCCACGACAATCGGAGCGGACAGGAATACGAATACACCAGTAACCCAGAAAACCCGATCATACGCATACGATGGAGCAAGAGAGGTTTTTGGGCAAAAGGCAAATACAGAAGATTTAGAATGTCGGACAAGCCAGAGCGTTTTTACGACTACAACTTTTAATAGAAAAGGGCCGTTGACTTCCAAAAATTTAATTGGTTAGTGAGCAAAATCGGAACATCTTCGGCCCTTTATTTAGAACCTAAGAAAATGAGAAAATTTGACCGATTTGTAAAAGACTGGTTCGTTATCATCTGGATAGCAGCCATAGTAACCGTAGTAATAATCTATTTAATCAAAACAAAATGAGAATCAAGAAAATTAACAGTCAGCACAGAAGAGACTTTAGGGCAGATTACGAATGTGAGCATTGTGGCCACATCAAGAAGGATGCTTATGGATATGACGACGCGAATTTCCACAACAATGTAATTCCAGAAATGGAATGTCAAAAATGCGGAAAGACCGCATCCAAAGATTACAGACCTTTGGCCACAAAGTACCCTGAAGGAAAACAGGTTTAATTTTAATATCTTGCAATGATTATGGACTTGAAGAACAACAGAACCGCAGTAGAGATCCTGAACCAACTTGGGGGAAACAAATTTGTAGCCATGACGGGATCTTACAATTTCTTATCTGGAAAGGATGAAGGACAGGAGTTTTTAAGGATGCACTTGCGAAAGAACAAATCCAAGGCAAACAGGCTTCAGATAACGTTGAACGCCATGGACACTTATAACGTCCATTTTTATCGATTTTGGATAAGCGCCAAGACCAAGGAAATGAACAACGACACCGTTGAGTATTTCGAGAATATTTATAATGATCAACTTCAGGAAATCTTTACCAGAGTAACTGGCTTAAACACCTCTTTGTAATGGCAAAAAAGAAAATGAAATTCGTAGCACAGTACGTGCCAATAGACTCCCTGAAACCAGACCCAGAAAACCCTCGCGAAATATCGAAAAGGGATATGGAAGAATTGAGGAAATCAGTTGACGGCTTCAAGGAAATGATGGAAGTTCGTCCTTTGGCCTTCGATAAAAACCGAGTCGTTATAGGTGGGAACCAAAGGCTTGCTGCTTGCAAGGAACTCGGATGGAAGGAAGTGCCCGCCGTTGATGTTTCGGATTGGAGCCAAGATAAGATCGACGAGTTTATCGTTAAGGACAATCTTCATTCTGGACAATTCAAGTGGGGAGCAGCGATATTGAGATTTGGCGAAGATCGATTGATAAAGTGGGGTGCCGACACCACTGGTTACGTCGATGAAGACGAAAAGAACAAGGAAATCGAAGAGAACCAGAAAAAAATCGATGCCATGGAAGTACAGTTTAATGAGCACCACGATTATGTTGTATTCCTCTTTGATAATGCAAACGATTACCTGAAGGTGATAAGTGAATTGGGACTGAAGAAGGTCCCTACATCTTTGTCGCCAAAAACAAAGACCCTTGGACTCGGAAGAGTCGTTGATGGAAAGAAATTGTTGAACCTTTTAAAACCACAGAAATAATGTTTGAAAAACTGAAGAACCTTATCAACCCAAGAAAGAAGTCTGAAAAGACTTCGAGAACAATGCTGAAAGTGGACAATGCCACCGCTTTTCTCAACTCCTACGATCCTGCAAGAAAGGAAGGAGAATCGTTCAAAGACTACAAAAAACGCCAAAAGGAGCAGTCGATGGTCCTCAAATGGCTAAGGAGAAGACGAAAGGTCTATAAATTAGGAAGGAACGGGGAAGTCTCGATACAAACCATACCTTAACCCATAAAACACCGTCAGAGGCCATGAAAATACGAAAAGTGATATTGTCGCGCGGAAGATCCGAAAACATCATTACGCACAAGATCCTGAAGGAATACACCATTGTAGTCCCAAAGAGCGAGAAATCCGACTATCTGGAAAAGAATGATTTTGGAAAGAATGAAGTAGTTACTATACCAGACGAAATTCATGGCCTTGGATCGGTAAGGAATTGGGTCCTTGATCATTTCAAGGAAGAAATAATAGTCATGCTCGATGATGACATTCGACAATTTATCTTATTGTTGAGAAAGTCCCCGCAGATAGTCAAGAGGCCAGAACTTATCGAACAGATAATATTGAACGCAGCAGTTTGCGCTTTGGATGCCGGGCTCACATTGTTCTCATTTTCCCAGAAAGGCGACGTTAGAAAGTACCAACACACGGAGCCATTCAAATTGACTTCATGGGTAGGAACCATAGTCGGGATCATTGGAAGGGAGCACAGATTTACGGAAGAGAACAAACTGAAGGTAGATGCTGATTATTCGCTTCAGGTCCTTCGAGACAAAAGGATTGTTTGGATTGATGAACGTTATGGATTTTCTTGCCATAGGGACAACAACAAAGGCGGTAACTCCA